TTATATGCCGGTACGACTATTGACAGTGTCTGCATGAATGTAATCCTTCCAAATATAAATAATCCAAAATACTACTAATACTATCCAACTAAACACAAAAGTCAATATGCTAGCCTGATGTAGCAAAGTTTTGTGATAGTCCAAACGAATACTTTTTGCTCCTCTTGGAGAAATCGAAAAAAATCCGTCTGCATCCTTATAAACAGGAAGCTTCTTTCCCTTCTCATCAAATGCTACAAATCCCTCAAGGTAAGTAATTGGGGCTTGTACCTTACTTATCTTATTAGGTATATCTCGGATATAAAAATTATTACCGTCCACACTGGTTTTATCGATATATGTTTTTTCATCAAACTTTACGAGAGAATCAATATAGACATTTTTAAACTTTTTTGTTTGACCTGTAGCACGATAATCATCAAAAGCAAGATCCGGATTTTCTAACATAATTTGAACACTTGAATTATTTACGTTAAATAATCCATCTGTTCTGATATTTTCTTTTGTTGGCAGGATGAGTTGATTTGTTAAATTATTGAATCCATCTAAGTAAAACTTCTTTGCGAACGTATTCAACATCATAGCGTTAAATGCCAAATACAGCAATGACAAGTAAACAATAGGTAGAACACTTTTTTTAACCTTAATTAAATCATTAACTGCAAACGCGACATACAAACTACCAAACAACGCCGGTAAAAAATTCCAACGATATGTCATTTGTAACGCGCCACTTAGAGTAGGGTTAACTAAATACCATGGAAATAAATTTGAGTATAAAAACAACAAAGAAGCAAGATATGAGATCCCTAAAAACTTATATGTTGAATTAAATTTTTTACTTAGAACTAACCACACCGTAAAGATAATAATTGTTAATGATAGTGCATCCCCTAGCCCGAATAGTCTATTAAAAAATGTGTTGAAATCAGCACCAAACAAATCTGGATTATTAGGAAGATTCGCCCAATTATTAGCTGTCCGTTGTTGTAAAAACGGAAAAATAAAGACAGATGATAATGATAGTATCACAACTAATGTTAAAAATAGTTTTTTGATTGTCATCCATGATAATTGATGTTTAACACCTGCTACGACAACCATACCAATAACAGTCAATACGATTCCTAAAGTTGTTGGTACAGACAACATAACAGCCATACTACTATATATCGCGGCTCTTAACCATGTGCTATTCTTTTTTAAGAAAATAATATTGTAAAAACTTGAAATTATCACTGGGGCAAGTAATATTACAATGTTTGAAGCATATAGAGTCATATACTCAATGCGGCTAATAGGCACATTATCAGCAATTGCATTACCCACTCCCGCAGTTAATACATAAGTAATTGAAAATACGAAAGAAAATTTTAATTTCGTTGTAATTTTATAAATGATAGAAAAATTCGACCACAGCGCAAAGTAAATAATTACAATATTAAAACTATTATAGATGTGACATGCTCATAAGTCAATAATTCGGAATATTTTTTATCTAGGGCTGAACTGATTAGGCAACTTTTATTTTTGGATTGGCAAGACTGATTCTTTCGTTGTTGAACCAATGAATATACTTGGACATGCTCTTATACTAAAAAAATGGACTATTTTTATTCAGTCCGTAAAATGAAAGTATAGGAGTATTTTTATGTCAATTCGTTATTCACAAGATTTCAAAGATTCATTGGTTAAACTTCACCAAGAAGGCCGTTCACTCAAATCATTAGCAGAAGAATTTGGACCATCAAAAGATTCTATTGCTATTTGGGTTAAACAAGCTACCCCAATCATGATCAAAGGTCAGTCAAAGACTTTAAAAGACGTCAAGCAACTAGAGAAGCGCCTCGCTATTTTGGAGGAAGAAAACGAAATTTTATCACGCATAGCCTGACAGGCATTGAGCGGCCATCTTACTAGCCAAAAAATAGTCCGTAATGTGGGATTGCCGCTAGTTAATCAATTTTTAGCACAAGGCTACGCGCTTGTGCGTATTTTAAGTGCACTTAAAATCAAATCTAGTACCTATTACAATTGGCGCCATTGGCAGCCCAGTCGACAAGAAAAGCGTAGAGAATCCCTGAAACCTTATATTTTAGACGTTTGGAAAACCTTTAAATTTTATGGCTATCGTCGTATTGCTGCTTATAGTCACCTAAACAATGACTGTCCAAAAATATCTGAATATATGACACTCAAATTAATGCGTGAATTAGGGATTAGATCACGCATGCAAAAACATTATCGCAAACCCAAAACTGTTGTGACGGTTGATCAAAAACCCAATCTGATTAGACATTTGCATGATTTAAGCGGTGTTTGGCAAACAGATATCACTTATATTCAGTTGACTAATCATAGATGGGTCTATTTAGCGACCGTTTTGGATCCTGAGAAGAGAAAAGTATTGGGCTATAAAATTGGCGATACAATGACAGCCGAGCTAGCCACAAGTGCCTTACAGATGGCGTTAGATAAGCATCGAAAGCCACTCATTATTCATTCAGATATGGGGTCACAATACCCGAGTGCTGAGTTTAATATTAAATGTCAAAATTATGGCTTGAAACATTCTTATTCACTCAAAGGCCATCCGTACGATAATGGCCGTATGGAAGCGTTTCATTCAATATTGAAGCGTGAAGAGGTTTATTTGAAGGCATACCAAACATTAACTGAAGTCCAAGCAGCCATTGGTTGGTATATCAATTTTTATAATAGTAATCGTATCTCAAATGTCGCCTAATTAACTGAATAAAAATAGTCCAATTTATTGACTTCTGAGCAACATTTAAGTCTCTTAGCGTTGTAGAATAGAGGTTTATGTGCTAAGCGTCCACAATAAAAAACTAAGGAGAGATTATATGGAGTCGGAATATGGACCCGAAAAGAAGTTCGGGCGTAATTCTTTTTTTGATGGTGGTTTATTAGAATGGATAGGTTGGTCTATTTTAGGTTTCATAGTTACCGCCATTTCTTTTGGAATACTCTACCCTTGGGCTTTGGTTATGGTTTACGGTTGGAAAATTAACCACACTGTTATCGATGGTCATCGTTTGCGTTTCAGCGGTAGTGCTGTCGGACTGTTTGGTAATTGGATCAAATGGCTAGCATTAACAGTAGTGACACTAGGCATTTACGGATTTTGGGTTTTTATCAAACTCGAAGATTGGAAAGCAAAAAACACTTCATTCGTTAATTAATCCATGCCCTATCGGGCGTACATAACTAGTCCACAAAGTCATGACTCTAAACTGCCCTATTATCATATCTGTACGCCTATTATACCTTCGTAAAAAGAAAGGATAATATCAGTATGATAAAAAAAGTTACTACTGGCAGATTTGCCGGAAAATATGTTGTAAGAACATCAACTCGTGACCAATTGGGAAAACGCCATTTTTCACCTAGAAAATATGTTGATTCTTATCAAGAGGCAAAGGAGATAGAGAGCGAAGACAGAATTGCATTCGCAAGTGGCTATATAGCCGCCAACGGATCTATGGCATTGTGGCGATATTTTGAACAATGGTATCTATCAAACGTTGAACCATATCTTGAAACGAATAGTAAGAATAACTACAATACGCTGACCAAAAGATTGCGTATTGACCTACCCGGAAAACCACTAAAGTTTTTCGATGGTAACAAAACAGCTATTCAACTCTATTTTAATTCATTAGGAAAACGCTATGCTACTAGTACCGTCAATAAGTATCGCTCATTTCTTTCTAAGGCGTTCTCTGACGCTGAATATGACGGTTTAATCAGAAAGACACCTATGCCATCAGAAAACCGTATAAAGACTACAGGTGTGGATAAGGGGCTATTTAAACCAGTAGCTAGTTTGAGCATGGATGATGCAATTAAGTTGCGAAACTATTTCTATGAACACACTAATTTGATTCATCAGGAGTATTTAACACTGCTGATCATGTTAGAGTGTGGGCTAAGACCTAGTGAAGCTAAAGCATTGCAGTTTGATGATTTAAATGTATCAAGGCACTTACTACATGTTCACAATACGTATGTGGAACAAGATAACGCTATCAAGCCTTACACTAAAACTCGTTCCGAACGAAACGTGCCTGTCTCTCCGCAATTAGAGGAGTTAATTATTTCATTCAGTGAAGACAAACAAAAAAGGCTCGCTACTTATAATATAAGCAACGAGCATAATTTAATGTTTAGAAATGATTGTCCGCCAACCTCTCGTGGTGACAGACTATTATCTTCCGCAGCCAACACCGGTAAAGTCTTGCGCAATGTTCTGTCTCAACTTGATATTCCTTTAAAAACTCATGACGGTTTGAGCATAACGCCTAAAACTTTGAGAGCTACCCACGATACTATCCTGATTCAAAAAGGTATTTCATTGGATTATATCGCGAGAATATCTGGTCACACAATTGAAATCATTCATAAGCACTATCATGCGCTTTTAGATGAGGTTGCAAACGCTGAATCCGATAAGGTAAAGGGTATCTGGGATTAGGTTAAGAAAAGTTGAGTGTGGCTCCAATTTGGCTCCACGAGAGCTGTTCTCTCACGTTATTTTACGTTTAGTGAAATAAAAAAACGTTGATTTAACAACGTTTTTGTACATATAGCTACATGCGAACACACGTTCAAAAGGAGATAGCGGGACTATTTTAAAGCCAATAATACCAAGGCTTACAGCGTTTTGTACCATTCTGTGTACCTAGTCAATTAAACCATTTAAAATACTACCAGTTTCATCACTAGCTCTTTTAGTCACATCACTGTATATATTTAATGTCATAGAAACGTCTGCGTGACCTAAATATGTCTGTACCTGTTTAATATTTGCGCCCTGATCTATTGCCAATGTCGCCCATGTATGACGCAACTTGTGCATTGATAACCCCACTGCTACACCGTATTTCTCACTAACATTGCGTAACCATTTGTTGGGTCGAATAGTTTGTAATGTCTTCCCCTCGTGATTGAAAACATAATCATGACTGTCCTTAAAGTTTGTTTGATTATACCAATCTGCTAAAACTAACATCATGTTGTTGTCTATTTTAAGTGTACGTCTGCTAGTTTTGCTTTTAGGGGCTTTAATATAGGTACTACCATTCAACCCGCGTCCTAATGCTTGTAAAATACTGATATACCCATTATTAAAATCAACGTGTTGCCATTCTAAGGCTAGTAACTCTTCTGTTCTCATGCCCGTAAACACGGCTAATCTCAATAAAGTATATGCTTGTGGATTGATAAATTTATATTGATTATCTAAAACGTCAACAAATGCCCTAAACTCATCTACGTCCATAAATTGCTTTGGCTTATCAGTCCGTCTACGGTCTTTTGGCATCTCAATTTTGGTAAATGGGTCTACTGGAATCATATCCATTCTGACCGCTATATTTAACAGACGTCTAAAGTATCCGGCTACCTTACGATACCTGAGCAATTTACCTTGTAATGTGTTAACATATCGTTGTAACTTAATAGGCGTAATATCAGTAACCAATGTATCGCCCCATTCTGAAATAATGTGGGTTTTAAATACAATCATTGTGCGGTTGAGCGTACTCTCTTCTACTGTATGTTGATAGGTATCAAGCCACATATTATACAACTCTTTAACAGTCATCACACTGGGAGTTGTTTTTTTATTGAATTTACTTTCTCCATTGATAAAGCGCGCCATTTCTGCATTAAACCACTGTTGCGCACTCTTTTTTGTCTCGAACCCTCTTTTTTTGACCCGAACACGTTCATCATCATAGGTTAAGTACCCATTTACCTCCCATACTTTACCTTTTGGTGTGTCAATTTGTTGAATTTTCATTTTCTTTCCTCTGTTCTTTAGCGAGTGAGCTATGTACAAAAGACAAAATAAAAAAGCGTGGTAATTTCAAACTAACACGCTTTCATTATTTCACACTATTCTATTTGTTGCCACGATTTAATCGAAATAATGCCGTACTGCTTCATCAATTTCATCACGATCATATCTCGTACCGTGTTCTGTTGGATAAGCCTTAACCTTGCCCGTCTGTACATAGTGCTTCATAAATGTATTGTCTGCCACACTCAAATATTGATGCGCTTGGCTTCGCTTCAACCACTTTGGCCACGCTTCTTGTACGTCCATTATTTTATACCTCTTTGATTTAATTTCAATGTCACAATGTCATAAGTAATGACCTTGTTTGAATCGTCTGGGCTAATGCCAACGATGTCATAATATTTACTGTCTGGCATCTTAGCCAATAGATTTTTTTGTAAATTCTTATTATGCCGTACAACAATCAAAATACTATCTTCAAACTTTGTCCCCAAAATTGTATATTGTTGGGTCATTGTACGCATTTTCGGTGCATATTTAAGAATAAGTTGCGGTACAAACGTTTGCATCGTATTACCGTTTATCTCATTGACGACCGTTTCAACTTTTCCAAAACTCACTCGCTTATTAAAGTCACTAGGCTTGTAATTCATCATCAGCCCCCAATACTTCACTTCGTAAGTTGGTCATCATAATCATGACACCCTTAGAATAACCACTAGACAACTCGCGATCATAGTATAGTGATGTTGCCATTGTCTTGATCAGTCGATTATACAAATCAGCATTGACTGTCAAAATATCATCATCTGTTACCTTTAACTTAATTGATGACTTAATCATAGCTGTTGCTGATTCAATTAAACTATCAAGGGTTTTTATTTCATTGTCACTGGTATCTATATTAAGCTCGTCTGCTAATTCTTGAGATGTTACTAATGCCATGCCGTCACTTCCTTTTTAAATTATATGTACTTCCCCACTTCTGGGGATATGATGTTACTTACCTGATCCAAATGTGATAAACTTACCAGCGTTTGTGTCTGCTGGCTTGAAATCAGCTCGCAATGCTACCGCTAGGATATGTTCATAGTTTTCGTTGTGATCCCATTCAACTGATACATCAGAACGCAATGCTTCAATGACAAAGGCTTTAGGGTCTCCAACAAAGGCTTTTGCTCCACCACCAAACACATCATCAGCAACCACTGTCACACTAGCACCAAACAACGTCTTACCTGTGGCAGATGCAATAGAATCTTGTAACAAGTAACGACCGTTACCGTCCTTTAACAGGTCAACTGCGTTATAAAATGATTCAGTCACAACCCATTGACGGTTGTAATTAGCTAAACCAGTGTTATATGCCGTCTTCAAATCATCAGTAGTGGCAGCTGCAACCGCTGTGGCTGTTTGCAAAACTTGTCCAATTTGATATTGTTCAGTCAATTCTTTGGCTTCTTGAACATACGTATTAAGCAACGTCTTGAGGTTTGGTGCATCTTGAATCATTTCCATTGAGAGTGGCAACATACCACGATATGTCAATGCTTTATAATCAACATTCTTTAATACTGCCTTAGCAATATCTGGATTAACAGCTCGTTCTTCGGCTGTCGTCAAGCGGGCTGTGTTCTTTTGTAATACTGGCAACGTTCCCATACCTGATGTCACTGTCACACGATTAATCAATGCTGATAAGTTACGGTTGTCTGTGGGTACTTTTTGAACGTCCAAAATTTCCTTTGGAATAACTACACCAGCATCAACTGTTGTCATGCCGTTGTCGCGCTTTTCCCCTGTCTTGAGGTAGTGCATAAAGTCGCGTACTTCTGCTGTTTCTTGTTCTTGGTTTACTTTAATTTCCATTTTTTCTTGTCCTTTCAAGCTACGTTCTTCGGTTGGTTCTTCTGGTTCTTCTGGCTCATCATCTCGTGTATTGTCATCAGCAGAATCATCTGATAACCCCTGTGCTTTTTTAACGGCATCTAATTGCGCTTGTAACGCATCAATCTGCTTCTGTAAATCATCTACGGAAGCAACACCCTTTTGCACATCAGCAACATCTGAATCATCAGCACTCGCCAATGCACGTACCTCTGTTACCTTTGTCGCTTTTTGTTCTTTCAAAGCCATTAACTTTGATTCAATTTCTGAAATTTTCATCTTATATCTCCTATTCGTATAATTTCAGCACTGCCAACATCTTTTGCTTATAGGCATCATTTTTAAGCGTTCTGGTTATTGCTACGGTTGTTTCTTGATAAGCGGGCATTGTGACTACTGATACCTCATATAACGCTCCCACGCTTTGTATGGTGCGTTTTGGTGTGCCGTCTGTCTCTTTACTCCATACATCAGAATCAACTGTGAAACCAAAGCTCATGCCTTGCAAGTTGCCTGCTCGGATGTTGGTATACACATCGTTTCCCAAAGTAGTATTTGGAATATCTAAGCTAAAATGTAAGCCTTTTTTATCAACTTCAAGTTGTAATGTATTAGCTGACGTTCTGCCCAATACGTTTGCGAAATTATGATCGTATAAAGCAACCACGTCACTCATATCAACATTATTAAAAGCATCAGGGTTCACATATTCAATAAACCCGCCCAAGTTTTCACTCGGTTCATTAAAAACAACGGCATAACCAGCAATCTTCCCAACAAATTGGGAATCAGTTAAATCTCTGACTTCTAGCCCTTTAATGCCTCTTGTAAGTCGCTCTCTATCATTCATAGTTGAACAATCCCCTTACTTTTCAAAATATCGAGCGCTTGAGAGCCGTTGAGAATGCCCTTATCAACAAAATTAAGTAAATCTTGCTTAAAAATACTGTTTGAGTAATCTAAAATACTGCTCATATCAAGTGAAATATCATCACTAAATTTAGCCTGCACTTCGCTTACAATTGGTTCAATGTAACGATTTAATCCATTGACGTACATATTTTTGATCATATCAATGTTGCTTTGCTGATCGCCTTGCCCATTGAGATAAGAATCTGGTACACCAAACGCTTTTGAAATTTGTGTCCGCTGATAGGTTGCATTAGTTAGGAACTTAGCCACGTCTGCATTAATTGAGAGACTTTGAAAATCAGCACTTTGATCTAACACTAATGTTCGACCAGCATTGCTACCAGTATTCGCCTTTTCAAATTCACGTCTAACGCTCTCTTTAGCTTCTGGGCTAACAACTGCATCAGGGATCTTGATAACTGACGTTGGATTAATCGCTTGTGCTAGTGTCGCAAGTGATAATCTGTTCGCTTGTTCTTGTTGTTGAATTTCATTAGCCAAACTTTCCAAAGGACTGTGTCCGATGAGTTCTGTACCATTCACACCATGAGCCATAATCTTGAAATGTAAAACGGCATCAGCTTGAAATGTGCCACCTGTGTAATCGCCATGCGGTGTAATCTGATAAGTCAAGACATCGTTTGTTAAGTCAAGCGATACATTCTGGTTAGGGATATAACGTAACTCGTTTTCGCCAATAGTTGCGAAAGCATTACCAGACATCAGCAATTCTAATACGATCGTCTGCCAAAAGTTGTAACGGTTGGTTAGATGACTAGGCTTATTTAGCACCGCAAGCGCTTGAGCATTGCTACCAATAAACTTTGCACCCGCCACATCTGCACTGATTAGGCTGGTAACGCTGTATAGATCACTGTTTTTGAGTGCCATATCAGCACTAATTAATTCATTAGGGACAATAATTGTCCCGCTATTTGCAAAAATAAAAGGCATGTAACTACCTGTCGTAATCACTTGCCTTGTTTCAAACGGATTTTTTAAACTCATGGATTAGCCCCCTTTGGTGCTAGGATATAAGCTAAAGTAAATAGCCCAATACCAATTACTAGGAATCCCAATGGTTTAAATAGCATAAATGCACTGACTGCGATTGAGATGATACCCAACACAATCAGGATAAATGGTAAATACTGGATCATATTTTTCATTGGCGCTCCTTTCTAAAATGTGAAACCGCTTGTAAAATAGTCATTAATTTCATCTGTACTCATACCAGCAAAGGGGCTTTTGTCTTTTTCGTCTGGTGCATTGCTAAACTGCGTAAAGTACCACATGCCCTCATACAAAGCATTGACTATGGCATCAGCAATATCAATCTTTGCGCTGTTGGTGTTCTTATCAATCTTGATACCATTGTTATCTTGCACAATAACTGCATTAGATAACGCACCAAACATGGCGTTGTCATCAAGCATGGTTATTTGTGACTTGATAAACGCTGTTTGTAAGAACTTTGTGGGTTCATTGAGCGACTTAATACCCTGACGAACTGGAATAATCAGATACTCTTCTTTGACTTCATCAAGTCGCCTGATAAACTTACCAGCGCCCCACTGGTCGTAAAGAATTGCCTTTACATTCAGATCATTGGCTTCAATAAATGACAACATGTAATTGAACACCTCATCTTCATCAATCAGCCCAAATCTGTCACGAGTAATTGTCGCAAAGCCCTTGCTTTCAACGTCTCGATAGTTGATGCCGTCACGCTGTTCTTTAGCTTCAATCGTTCCCAACTTAGCCAATGGAATAAATGAGTGTTGATACAAGTGAAATTTTTGGTTGCCTGTCTCGTCTGTATAAGGGAATACAAAGGCTATGGCGGTGTCATCATTAGTCTGGCTGTAATCAAACCCAATATAGACATCTCTGCCTTGCATATTGAACTCTGGAATAATCGCCTGTGTGAGCAGGTCAACTGGCAGGAATGCATTCTCTTTAGCGTTCTGCCACCTGTTCATGTTCTTGGTTAGAAAGTCAGGTAATCGTCCCTGTGAGTTTAATTCATCACGTTCAGCGGTCATCTTTGGAATTGCTGACTTGCGTTTGCTTTCTAACTCAAATAGTGGGTTAGACTTCTGCCAAACACTTGGATCTCCAAAGGCTTCATCATCGCTATCCTGTTCCCATGCTAGAAACAGAATATTATCAATCTCATGCCACGTCTTTTGCTCCAGATAAGAGCTGTAACGCTTATAATCTGCAAACATTGGACTACGGACATCTGTACCACTGGTACTAATAAATATCGTTTGTGAGTACGGTAGAAACGTTTGACCCGATGTAATTGAATTGATAAAAGCACGGTCTTTAAACAGATGATACTCATCAACAACTGCATAACTAAAATGACCAATACCGTCACTTGTCGTGCTTGATGATGCGCTTAGTTTACGCATAGTCGTTGACTGGCTTTTAATACGCATCTCACGTTGGTTGTATTCAATACCCCATTGCTTCGCCATTTTAGAAAATGTACCGTCTGCAAGGTTCGCCCATTGGCTAGACATGTATTTAAACAATGCATCAGCGTGCGCTGTATCTGCACTCGCTACGGCTAACTGTCTGTTTGTGTTTGGTTGCCCAAATAAGAAATTAAATAGGCTTATCAGCGCCATAATGGCTGTTTTACCATTCGCACGAGCCATTGATATGATAGCTCTATCAAAGCGTTTACCGCCTGTATCAGGCTCTTTCCAGCCCTCTAACATACCTACTATAAACGCTTCATAGGGACTGATTTTAAACGGCTCACGTGTTTCAAGGTCAACCAGTAGTGTACTGAACTTGATAATCTTGTCCGTTCGTTCTACATCATAAGCATAACGAAAATCTGGATCACTCTTAACACGTTGCAAATCAGATAAGTGGCGCTCAACCGCTAATTTGATTTTATCGCCCGCAATGATCTTCCCTGTTAAAACACCAATCGCATATTTAATAGTGGGTTCATCTGCCCCATATTCAGTTATGACATCTTGATATTTCTCAATCATTTACTACCGCCAAACATATCAGCAATAGCATCAGCACTCAAAGAATTATCATCGCTACTTGCCATATCAATTAACGTAGCACGAGAGCTTGGGCTTAGTCCTAAGTCTCCACCCAGTGACTTAACCTTACCTGTGGCATCGTTTAAAACCGCTGTGGCTGGGTTCTTGATCACTTTACCGTCATTCATATAAACAGCTCCAACGGACTTAATAGACTCATAGGCTTCACGCATAACACTGTAATTGATACAAAAGGCTTCAAGTGTTGACTTATCCGCCACTGTGATATAACCCAATTGATTAAGCGCTGGCACGATAGTAGTCCATAAACGACTTGCCACACCAGTTAGATGTTTAGGCGCTGTCTTTGGTAGTTGATTCAATTCTGAATTTGCTTCTTTCAAGGCTTCAGTACGTTCTCTTTGGTAACTTTCATCACTTGTTGAAGTTGTTATTTTAGCTTTTCTAGGCATTATCTACCTCCTTTAATTTTTTTATATGTACGCAAAGGCAACCTTGGATATTGCCCCAGCAGTTGACTGAAAACGAAAAAATAACTCGTTATTTTAACGAGAAAGCCAACTCTGTGAATTGCTTCCCTTTAACAACGAAAGGGCGGGGTAATTTTGATGTCGCTCAAAATTTAAAACGGAATAAGGAAAAACTGAAACGGTACAAACATCAACGATAGAACAACACCCACCCACCATGCGACTGGAACATTCAAGCTATCGATGATAAAAGACTCACTTCACTTTCACGTACCCACCCTCCAACCATGTACGCAATAAAAAAAAGAACTGACCGCAATCAATTCTTCAAAACTTTCTTCCACCATTCACGGCTTAAATGCTTTAATTTGTCATCTGTCATCTTATTTTCAATGGCTGTCTTATGGCTGTGATGCGAGCGACTAAGCAACCATAGATTATCCATATCTAACTGCTCGGCTTTCGACTTGAGCAATCTACGCGGGACAACGTGGTCTGCAATTAAGTCGCCCTGATCGTACACCTTACCGTCAACTGCATCAGTATACATGTCTCTTTGCTTAATGTATAGACTAATGTGTTCCCATTGCTTCGACTGGTAGAACTCGTGTCCTAACTCTGGTCTGACATTATCGTTGTACTGCTTAAAGTATTCAGCCTTATCACGCTGACCTCTTAATGTTCGAGAGTTAAGCTCATCTGCTTTGGCTCGTCTATCATGATATGATGCCATACGTTTACTGTAATGCTCATCGCAATAATCAAATCCCAACTTAATCAACTCACGACAACCAACTTCGGCACATCTATGTAATCTCATTGAGTACCTCCGCTTATTTTTCCATACTACAATTATGCCACGGTTTACTGATATAAAACGGCAGACTAATGGCAATTACACTGCTATATCCAATTCAGCAAAGGCTTTGGCTACACTGTCCTTGAATGCCTTTTGATAGGTGCGACACGTTCGTTCAGATAAGTTGATTCGCATGGATATGATCGCCCAAGATAATCGTGAACGCCTATCATAGTGCATCTGAACAATCTGGCGTGTTTCAGCACTGAACGTCAACTCTAAGCGCTTAATCGCATCATATTGACTTGTCAACTCGTGTAAGATACTATCCGCCTCATATCTAGCTAGTAAATCATCTAATGGGCGTGTGTGCTTGTTTAATGACTTGATACCAGCGTTGTCATCGTTCGGTCGCCACTGTAATTCAGATCTGCGTAATAGAATCTTAGTGTCAATCACACCAGAATAATAATCTGTTAAAAGTGCATCTGTCTTATCCGCCATAGTTATCAAATTCCCTCCCACCGTCATATTCTTCCATTTCAACTTCGAGGCGTGCATCAATCTGTTTAGACTTGCTTTGTAATGCGTAGTGTTCTTTCATGATGTCGTCCACCTCTTGCTGTGTTGGCTTTTTAAACGTTAAGTCGCCACTAGCAACTTTATCTAAATCATAACCAATAGAACGTAAACACAAATTAGCTCGTTGCACTTGTATCTTTTCTTGGTCTGCCAATGCTCGTAACTGTTTAGCATAAAAGCTGTTAAATCGACCCGCTTCACGGAAAACGTAGATCAGATGTCTTTGCCAAAAAATGTATGCTACCAACACCAACATAATGACCAATACAACCCAATTCATTTTGATACCTCCTTGAGCTTATCTACTAAATCCCCCAATAATAATACTGTGGTCCCCATCGACTCGGTCTGATCGTCTAAATGTTCATGATGACCGTAAAAACTAGCATTACAGTCTCTCACATCTTCAATATCTGACAATAAATGACCGATTGTCAGATATAAATAATCAAATAGCAAATCTTTATCTTCCATGTTTTTATCTCCTTAAATCTCTTTCCCAATAATATCCATAATCTTGCGCTTAATATCTTTCATCTCTTTTGCTGGTACTGGATTAACAGAGTAGTCGCCCTCTGCTATCTTTTTCATATCAGTGCCAAGTAGTTTAACCATGAGCCTCTGCACCTGTACCATGTCGAACAACTTTTGATACTCAATTGCCATTTCACGCTGTTGTTGTGAAAACTTCTGGGTACTTACCTCTAATTGCCCAATGTAGCTATTCTGTTTTTCAATAATTTCTACTAATTTGTTTTGATCCATTTTCATTATTTTTTTCTCCTCGCGTACACCTGACGCCACCATTCAATTCTTAGTGTACGTACCTTGTTGCTACTGCCACATGACTTTCATATGTTCACGTACAGTATGTACACCTTTTTCTTATCCAACAATATATATAGTATTTGTAAGTGTTAGAATTATTCTTTTTAAATTAATATTTAATTTCATATACGTACTGTACGTGAACGTGAATAAGTGCCGATATATCAACGTTTGTTTACGTACACTACTACAACTTTTTCAGTACGTGAACTGTACGTGTTGTACGTTACTTTCTCCACCAAACTCGTCCATTGCCCTTTCGTCCTTTGCGCCAATCAGGTTTATTATTCATAATGTTATTAATCTTTCTAGAAATGCTCTGATTTTTAACTAAGTCAACTCCGCCAAGCGCTTTATCAGCAATATCAGAGCTAGCTACCCATTCCAAATCAGTATTATCAAGAAAAATATTTATTTGGTTTTCAATCTCATCAACATATACAAAGTTTTCGCGGTACTTTTCTAACGCTTCACTTTCTTCTATTGTTGGGTATTGAATGCCGATCGTCTTGTACTTATGCACCATTTCGCCCCAAAATTGCAAGACCAATTCATCTGTTAAATCTGTATATGGGTGTTTCACTTGCTTTTCACGACTTGATAAGATTGGTAGAAAACGCCTGTTCCCTGTCTTATCTTTCAAGTAATCGACTTGATTAGACGTTCGGGCAACTACGAAATGTCTCGCATGACGAACACTATTTCGACCGAAAGGCGCTCGATATTCTAGAATTTCAGTTGATAAGAATTTTTTTAAAACATCAAACCCACTGGCATTAGTTGCTTGCATCTCATCATCGTGTACAATCAAAGCACGTTGCATTTTGATGTATTCATCTTTATTTTTGAAGTCTTGAATCGTATCTACGTAAAATTCGCGACCTAATTTCTTTAATAGCGTTGTTTTACCAGTACCTTGATCGCCCACAATATCGAGAGAAAAATCAAACTTCGTCATAGGGTTATAAGCCTTTGCAACCGCCCCAATAAAAAATATATTTGTAATCAAAGTAGTAATGTCTGTTTTTGGTGCGCCAAGAAATTCAACTAAAAAGGTGCTTGCTCTTTCGATACCGTCCCAATGTTCCTCGGCATAATCAAAATAATTAGTTGTTGGGTTATAACAGTTATCCTCGAGTTGTGAAACCATAGTCACTGATGAATACATCAGTTGTTCAGTCACAGCAAAGTGATATGTTCGTTCGATATAAGCGATTAAAAACAGGGCATCGACATCGTGCATTGCACCTTTTTGGATAACACCGCCTGACACACGTAAATCTTTAGACATTTCTTTTTCTTCAGCAAAGGCGTTAAATTTAAAAAGGTTTTTGAATAATGGATCATTTTGCAAAATGAGCGTGACGTTTGTCATAACCTTTTCTTTAATATCGCCATTCTTGTTTCTGATAAATTCTGAATACCAATCAGGCTCAATTCGCTCAATTTTTTTATAAATTTCTGACATTAACGTCCTCCCATAGATGCACGTTTAACTTCCCGATTGTACGCTGATCGAAAAATAGCATCTACTTCTTTATCAGGTAAAGGAACGGCTGAATAAGAATTGATTTTTTGCACTAATTCGTACACACCATTTGGATCAATGTTCCGAATGCCAAGTAACCAACCACTAAAGCTCATAATCTGGTTATTTCGCTCGCCCTCGGTAAATCCATTTATAATCATCTGAATCCGCTGATCTATTGAATATTTAGGAACACGCTTCGAAGCTGTATGCCCACTTGTGGGTACGTTAGAAGCTAGGTCAACCAACCAATCAGGCATCACGCTACACTCGCTTATATTGCCACCAAAGTGCTTATATTCGGCTTCTGTGCCGTCTACTAGCTTAACGGACGGAGCGACTGTCACTTTGCCAGTGAGTAATTCAACGCCAGCCATTAAATCATGTTTTAATTCATCAGCCTTGACACCGTCTGGTATTTGAAAGAATACGTGAGCGCCTCTTGGCGTCATTTCCCACACTTGGTCATCAAGGTTTAATGTATGCCCTGACTGTATGAGGCTCTGAAAGCCGTTTGTAGAGTGTTTATCAACATCTAGCACAGCAATACCTGTATCAGCCAAACTGATGCCTATGTTGCTGTTAGCGCCATATTGGTTGAACATATCTATCAGCTTATAAACGTCATTTGTGGCATCTAAATGTCCTTGTGAGCCTTTATACGGGGCGTTCGTCCCCTGTGCTAACAAATACACTTTGAAACCTTGCTCTATCAACTCATGACTTTTTATGATATAATTTGAGTTGATAAATTTATTTTTAGTCTCTTGAACTCGGTCGCCAAACTTCGTTTCAAGGGCTTTTTTTGTATCCTCATTCATGTAGCGATTCCCCCATTACCAAGCCGATTAAGAATGCTCCACCGACTACCACGATGATGCCAATAAGTTGTTCAATCCATGAAATCATTTCTTCTCCTCCTGTAACCAGTTATTTAATTTATCAAACGTTGATTGATGAACAATAGTTTGCTCGCCACTCAATATTTTTGACATTGTAACGTGGTTGACGCCACTTAAATTAGCCAACGCTTTAATACTCAATCTGTTTAAAGCTTTTGCAATAACAATTTTGTCGACAAATTTTTTCTCTAATGCTTTCATTTCCGCTCCTTTTGACCGGTTGGTCATTTAACAATATCTAAAGTATAACTGACCAGTTGGTCATTTGTCAATAGTTTTTTTACCAAGTGGTCATTTATAGTTGTTTTTGTTATAATTAAAGCATGAATAGACTAAAAGAATTAAGAACTAAAAAAGGTTTGACTTTGTCAAAAGCTGTCACTGAACTGAATGATCTCGGTTTAAAATTAACACCTACTTCATTAGCAAGGTATGAAAAATGGCCAAACAAGGGAGGTAGAAATCCATCTTTCGAGACATGGGTGACATTGGCTGATTATTATGACGTTCCGTTAAACGAATTGATGAATATGGGCGATATTAGTAAAAAAGTATCAAATATTGTCGACACATTCAGGAAAAGCAATGATAGGATGTTGAGCACTCAACTCGATCGTATAAGCAAAACAAAATTTCGTGATTTTGAATCATTAAACATTGCATACGCTGTTCAAATGGTTTTGGATATGTACGATAGATATGATGATGATTCAGATGAATTAACAAACATAACTGTGATACTACATGCGCTAAATAATATGATTCACAATACAATTGATGACGATAACGACTACAAAGATACTATCGAAACGTTTACAAAGTTAGTTAAAAGTTTAGAAGCCCAAAATAAAAAAGCCTCTGACGATAAGCCAGAGACGGAGGGATAAAAAATATGGAAGATTTAAATAAACGTAACAAGATGTCTCAATTCAGAGTACTGTTAGTTGTTGTCGCGATCATTTTAGCTGTTGTCACATTTATTTACCCAGATCATAGTGTAGTAAATACTTATGCAAGGGCTATTTTATCACTATTAATATCAGTGGTAGTCGGCTCTTATGCTTTTGACCGCTTCCGTGATAAAAAGTGGCTAGCTGGTTCCGCTTATGCATTTGTTAGTGTTTTAAATCTATTAGTATTCATTCCAATAGTGTTCCCAAGCATTCATTTTTAA